GCACCTTGACTGCCGCACAAGTTAAAGCTAAGGGCTTAACCGTTGAGAATGGCGATCAATATATCGAGCGATTTAACGCTGAAATTACCAGCCGCGAATCAGGCGAAATCAAAACCGTTGAACATGCCAGGATAAAATTACCCGGTGGCGATACCATGACCCCGGATTTAGGTTGGGCGTATTCGCCAGGGCAAAGCGCCTATGGGTTTGATGTATCCATAGCGCAAAAAATTGGCAAGGTAAACGATGCTGAACTGCGTGGCCAAGCTTTGCAAGCCTTAAATAACAGTGCTGAACGTCAGACGAATTTTAATTTATGGATGGATGAAAGCTTGCCTCGCATAGAGCGTTATCAGGCGGCAGTAGATGCGAAAGACTTTGATGCGCTGAAAACCACAGGACCACGCCCCTACAATAAAACCGTGGTGCATTTTTTAGATGATGATTTAAACCAAAAGCTTTTAGATAAAGGCATAGATGCTAAACGCGTTATTACATTTAGTGAAAGTAATTTAAACCATGCACATAGTGAAAAGCATGTTAAAGCAGGTAAGGCATTAGATTCAGAAGGATATAAAAAATTGCCGCAGCTACTTAGCAATGCCCCCGCGTATTGGGACAGCGAGCACAACAACTTGATGTTTGTTGATTTTAATGGTGAAGAGGCTACCCGGATTATTGTGGATTTTAACAACAAAGGCGAAGACCTGGACGCGCTGATTAATATTTATAAAGTGCCTGCAGCAGAAGTATATAACCAGATAAACAACAAGCAGGATTTAATTCAGTGGCGGTAAGAAACAATTGAAACGGCAGGACAGGAATCGAACCTGTATAACACGATGCTGATGCATCCTGCCCCTTACCTATCGGGGTACACTGCCGTTAAAGCTGATTATTAACGAGGCGACTTAAAATGTCAAAAGTAGAACTCACAATAAACGACAAGCAAGTGCTGGATGTGTTAACCGATATTGCCGCACGTTTTAGTGATTTATCTGATCCAATGGCCAGCATTGCAGCGGTAATGGAGTCACGCACTGAAGAATCGTTTGAAACCGAAACGTCAGCCACAACCGGCAGCCCCTGGCCAGAACTATCTGAAAACTACCTGAACAAAAGACCTAAACGCCGGGGCGGTAAAATGCTGCAGGTCAGTGCAGGCGGTTTAGCGGCAAGCATTGAAGGCGACAGCGGCGACTTTTGGGCGAGCATTGGTAGTAATAAGCCCTATGCGGCCATTCATAATTGGGGTGGCTTGCCTGAAATGAAGCCAGGGCCAGCCGCGATCCCAGCGCGTGAGTATTTAGGGATAAACGCAGAAGATGAACAAAGCATATTAACCATTTTAAGTGATTTTTTACTCGAAAATTAAAAACGGCTCTAACAGCCTGTAAGCGCGTTTAAACGGTTTTAGCTAAACGGATATTGCTTAAGGGTGATTAAATACGCTTAAAACTAGCTTAGAAACGTTTCCAAATGCTTTTTGAATGTGATTTTTAACTCAATAATTAAAAATAAGGTGAAACGATGAAATTAAACCGCTGCCCTGTGTGCCATTCGCATATTGATTTATTAGCACTGGTTGAAGATGAAGCTGGTCGAGATTTACTTAAACAAGTGGCCGGGTTTGAAGCCTGGCTGTCACCCCCTTTGTTAAGTTATATCGCATTATTCAAACCCGCCAAAAGTGATTTAAATAATGCCAGGTCATTAAAATTACTGCAGGACGTATTAGCACTGCATTCAAATCGTAAATTATTAGCCCTGGCGTGTGATGTCACCGTGCAGAAAATTAGGGCAAGCCGACAAACTGGCAACGCCAAACCGCTACGTGACCATAATTATTTAAAATCGGTTATCGATAGCCGTAAAACGGAATTTACCAGCAACGCGCCAGCAGCTGTGACTCAACCCACGATAGTACCTAATACTGATCAGCCCAGTGCTGAAGAACTGGCCCGCCAACAACAAGCCCACTTTGCCCAGTTCAAGTCCAGTTAAAACGCTAGTGAAAAAAGATAGTCAATTTTTAATCTAGTTTAAAATTCAAAGTCCCGCCGTTTGCATATTCTGGCTGCAAGTTAAATTACTTGAAGCCAGTTATGAACCAACATCAACGACAAATTTTCACCAGCAGTTTAAGCCTTGCAGTGCTTAGCACGCAAAGCCAAGCGCCAACCAGTTTTGGTTTGGCGGTTTGTCGTTTTAATGCAGAAGTAACCGACAGTGGCACCAGCCCGCGCGTGCAGTTAATGCCGGATGGTTATTTTAAATCGCACGATGGCCGACCCGACGATACCGAGCTTGGCGCATGGTTGATGGATGAAAGCGCTTTTAACATGCTTAAAGTTTTTGCTGACCAGCGCAGCAACGATTTTCACTTTGATTATGAGCATCAAACGCTAAATGCTGACGACAATGGTAAAGAAGCGCCCGCAGCTGGCTGGTTTAATCCTAAAGATTTGGAATATGTACCCGGTGAAGGTTTATTTGCGTTAAACGTAAAATGGACAGACAAAGCCGCAAACTATTTACGGAATGATGAATACCGTTATATCAGCCCGGTATTTCATTACGGCAAGGATGGCCGCCCCGTCAAACTTCGCCATTTTGCGCTGACCAATGAGCCAGCGGTAGATGGCATGAAACAAATTGCCGTTTTAAAAGGCAATGCCGATCCAAGCAACTCTAATCCCGAAACTACTAATCCCGAAACCAACAGTGGAGACACCACCATGAACCAAGCACAAAAGCTGCTGGCGTTACTGGGTGTAACTGTCGAGGATGGCGAAACGCCAACCGATGCACAGTTTGAAACCGGTATGGCCGCGCTAAAAACGTTACAAGCCAGAGCGAACAGCGTAGATGGTTTAACCAATCAGTTAAACGATGCCAATAACCAGGTTGCCGCTTTAAAAGCGAATACCAACGCAGGCGGCGAGGTAGATTTATCTAAATATGTACCGGTTGAAACCTATAACGCCATGGCGGGCCAGTTAGCGGTACTTAAGTCGGAAAACGATGGCCTGAGCATTGAGCAGGAAATTGAAAAAGCGCGTAGCGATGGCCGCATTATTGCCGCTGAAACGGATTATTTTAACCAGCTTGGTCAGCAAAAAGGCATTGCTGTTTTAAAAGCGACACTGGATGCGCGCACCCCAATTGCTGCGTTATCTCAGCAGCAAGCAGATAAAACCCAGGATAAAAACCAACAGGCTGATCCTGAATTAACCACTGAAGAACTTGCGGTACTCAAAGCCACTGGCATTGACAAAGCAAGCTTCTTAAAAAATAAGGATGCGAACTAATGGCTGCTATTGCAAAACGAGACGGTAAGCAGCGCGCTTACCCATTAGCTGCAGGCGTAACCCTGACCGGTGACGAACCTGCGATTTTAATTGCTGCGTCTGGCTTATTAACCAACGTGGGCACGGTTGGCGTGTGCGCGGGTGTAACTCGCTTAGGCGTAGATAACTCAGCCGGAGCCGACAAAGCCGAGTATGCCACTGTGGAAGTGGGCGAGCATTTATTTGCCAACGCGGGTGATGTACTCGACAGCCATGTGAGCAGCACAGTTTATTTTTCAAGCGATAGCGAAGTTTCTATCGATTCAGACACAAACAGCCGAAGCACAGCCGGTAAAGTTACGCAAGTAACTGCGGATGGTGTTTGGGTAGAATTGGGAGTTTAAGACCATGAATATTTCTGCACCGGCACTTCGGGCACTTTACACGGCGGTTAAAACGGCCTTTGCCGAAGGCCGCCAAACCTACACCCCTAAATATGAACGTATAGCGACTGTGGTGCCATCCACTACGGCCAGTGAAGATTATGCCTGGTTAGGTGAATTTTCACGCTTGCGTGAATGGATTGGTGACCGCCAGGTTAACAAGATGTCGTTACATTCTTACACACTTAAAAACCGTAAGTTTGAAGGCACAGAAGGTATCGCATCCGAATATATTGAAGATGACACCATTGGCGTACTCATGCCTAAGTTTCAGGATATGGGTTATGCCGCGGCCACTCACCCTGACGAGTTAGTCTTTGAAGCGCTAGCCAAAGGCGATTCGTCACTCTGTTATGACGGCCAGAACTTCTTTGATGAAGAGCACCCGGTGGGTGAAGGCGAAAATGAAACCCTGGTTTCTAACCTACAAACCGGTGCGGGTGCTGCTTGGTTCCTACTGGATACTCGCCGCCCATTAAAGCCGATGATTTTCCAAAAGCGCAAAGACTACGTACTGACGGCTAAAACCGATGCCGGTAATTCTGATCGTGTCTTTATGGCAGATGAATACCTGTATGGGGTGGATGCGCGGGTCAATGCGGGTTATGCCTTTTGGCAACAAGCCTTTATGTCAAAAGCGGATTTAACTGAAGCCAACTTTAATGCCGGTGTTGAAGGCATGATGAGCCTGAAATCAGACAAAGGCCGTCCACTTGGCATTGACCCGGATGTTTTAGTAGTTGGTCCAAGCAACCGCAGTAAGGCCAAAGCTTTGATTGAAGCCATGCAAAAAGCCAATGGCGCAAGCAATACCAACTATCAGGCAGTTGAAGTGCTGGTAGTGCCTTGGTTGGCATAGCGTAACAACTCACTGAGCGATGGGCGCACAGGGATGAACCTTGGGTAAGGAAACCCATTTTTATAACCCAACTGTTTTTAACCTACTAGCAGAGTGAATATGAGATGGCTAATGAGAAAACTATTAAGCACGATATTGTCGTTATGCTCCCGCATCAGCGTAGCTATATGCGAGCTGGATTTAAGTTTTTACCGGGTAAAAACCATTTACGAGCGGAAGAAGTCAGCGAGGAACAGCTTAAAAAACTTAAAGCGGATCCACACCTTAAAGTGCAAATGCCTGAAGCAAATCAAGCGTCTGAAAAGAAAACAGACCTGGACGCAGGAAATTTGGCTAAGTCTGTAGAGTTGGATATTGAACTGGCGGATGTTGCCGAACACCTACACCCGTTAATTGCTATTTTGCTGGATGAACGCCCGGAGAAAAAGCCCACTGTCGATGATATGAAGTTTGAATTTGACAACGATGCGGGTGAATCACAGGAAGTGAAACCAAGTGCTGCTGATCGGGATGCTGCCTGGGCAATTTATCAGGATGAATTAAATAAAGCGATTGCGGAACAGCAAGCTGAGCAAGGAGCTTAACAATGCCGTATGCCAGCCAAACCGATATGACCAAACGCTTTGGTGAACAGGATTTAATTTTGCTAACCGAGCGTGAAGACAGCCCACAGGATGTGATTAATACCGATGTTTTAGAGCAGGCGATTAATGATGCCAGTGCTGAAATAGATGGTTATTTGGCTGGCCGTTATACCTTGCCTTTGCAAGTGGTCCCCAAAGTATTGCAGCGCTTGTGTTGTGACATTGCGCGCTACTTTTTAGGCACGGATAACGCACCTGAGCATATTACCGAGCGCTATCAAAATGCGATTAAGTTTTTAAAAGCAGTGGGTAAAGGCGAACTGAGTTTGGGCGTGGCAGACAATGGCGCAAAAGCGCAAACCTCAGACACGGCGATTATGCAGTCAGCTGGCAGTGTATTTGCCCGCGATAAATCAAAAGGTTTTATCTGATGTTTGAGATAACAGACGATTATTTAGCGGCTCAAGAACACCTAAAAGCGTTGCTTAACGACGTTGATGGCGTACGCAGTGTAAATTACTTACTGGATTTAGCTGACATTAAAGAAGAGACGCAGCGAACCCCATGCTTGCACTTAATGTACTACGGTGATCAGCTACCTGAAACCAGCAACGGCGGTGCGTACATGCCAATTAAACAAACCTGGTTAGTGATAGTGGTTGTACGCCAAAGCAGAACAGAAAACGCGGGTGAATTAATCACCCGCACCATTAAAGCATTAGCCGGTAAAAAAGCCGGTCCAACCGGGCCATGGCTTAGAGTGAACACCCCGGCAAAACCCAGATTTTCAGACGGCTTTGCGTACTACCCGCTGGCCTTTACATCACAAATGCGACTAAAAGGAGCATAACATGAGCAACGGCTTATTATTATCAGGCAATATTTATATTGATCGTTTAAGTGCCACGGGCGTGAGCCAGGGCAAAATTGGCCCGATTAACGTAACGCAATTAGCGATTAATACACCCAGTGAACAAGTCACTCGCACATCCAAGAAAAAGGCAACTTACGGCCAGGCGCTGGATTCAGTTTCAATTGCTCAACCGGCAACTGTGGCTATTTCTATAGATGATCAACCGGCTGATATTTTAGCTATGGCGTTATTGGGTGACACTGCAACCATAAACCAGGGCAGCGGAGACGCTACCGATGAACTTGTAACACTGTTAGCGAATGGCCGCTGGACGCCATTAGCTAATAAGAACTTAGCATCTGCTGGTATTTCTGCTTTATTAGCGTTAGATGACAGCCCGATTGCGGCGACTGAATATGAAATTAACTATGCACTGGGTTTAATTCGCGCCAAGCCGGGCGGCAGTTTAGCAGACGGTGACGACATTAAACTGACGTACCAATACAACGCGTTAACCGGGACCAAGGTAAAAGGCGGGATCAAATCGCAAATTCGCATGAATATCACAGGCGATATGACCAATTTAGCAACCGGCAACCCCGGCACACTTGAAATATTTGAAGCGACGGTATCACCAACAGAAGCGGTTGATTTTATGGCAAGCGAATTTGTCAGTACCACTCTGTCAGGTAACTGTAAATTAGTGGATGGCCAGGATGCGCCATTTGAATATATTGATGTAACACCGGCTGAATAATTCAGCATATTAAAAGGCATTTAAAATAGAGGGTATTTTGCCCTCTATTTTTCCAGTTAACCGAAACCGCATAAATAACCGGGTGAATCATGGGTAAAAATCTTGCTTTAGAAATTGCAATTAAGGCCAAAAATCTGGCCAGTGCTGCTTTTGATAAAGTAAAAGATTCACTCACAAGCACGTCTACATCTGCAACTAAAACCGAAAAGTCATTAGACGATTTGGGCAAACAGCTTGATGATATTGGTCAGAACCGAGCCGTTATTGATGAATTTAAATTACTCAATGAGGAAATCGATACTTCAGAAGAAGTCGTCAGAAAACTTAAAACTGAATTAACCGATTATGAAAAACAAGCGGCTGATGCTGGCAATGATACTGCCGAATTTAAACAAGAAGTTACCCGCCTAAAAACCGAAATTGAAAAAGCTGAAACAGCAATCAAAGGCAAGCGTTTTGAGCTGGATAAAACCGTTAAATCGCTCAAAGATGCGGATATCAATACAGATGAACTCAAACGAGCCGAAAAAGAATTAGCGGCACAGGCCAATAAAACCCGCCAAGAAATTGCTGAGAAAAACAGAGCGCTTAACAATACCAAACCCAGTGCGGTTACTGGTAGCGCTGGTATTGCTTCACTGACTAAAACCGTAGTGGGTTTAGGCGCTGCTTATGTTGGCGTAGACAAATTATTTGACTCACTTCGAAGCATTTTCACAACCGGCGATAAATTCGAAAAACTGCGTATCCAGTTTGAAGGCTTAATGGGCAGTGTTGAAGCTGGTGAACAAGCCACAGCATGGGTTAAAGACTTTACCAAAAACACGCCGTTGCAACTTGAAGAAGTTAGCCAGGTATTTGTAAAGCTCAAAAGCTTCGGTATTGACCCAATGAATGGCAGCCTGCAAGCCATTACCGACCAGGCATTTAAATTGGGTGGTGGCTTTCAGGAGGTCGAAGGCATTTCGCTTGCGCTTGGCCAAGCGTGGGCTAAACAAAAGCTGCAGGGTGAAGAAATACTGCAACTGATTGAACGCGGCGTACCTGTGTGGGAGCTGCTTGAAAAAGCCACAGGCAAAAATACCCAAGAGCTGCAAAAACTATCGACCGAGGGCAAGCTTGGCCGTGATGTTATTCAACAGCTAATGGATACCATCGCCAAAGAAGCTGAAGGTTCTGCTGCAAAAAATATGAGTACGCTCAGCGGCTTAATCTCTAACGCTAAAGACAATCTTGCTCAGTTTTACAATGAAATATCTGAAGCTGGCGCAATGGACTGGCTTAAAGAGCAGCTTGCCGATGTAAATGCCCGATTTAAACAAATGGCCGAAGATGGCACTCTGAAAAAATGGGCCAAAGATATATCCGACGCCATTATCAATATTGGCGAAGGCATTAAAAGTACAATTAGCTTTTTAGTTGAGTATCGCAAAGAAATAGCTGCAGTGGTTACTGCCTGGGCCGCGCTTAAAGTGGGCTCATTCTTTAAAAACGTGGTCAGCGGAGCTGCTGCTGGTATTGCTGCATTATCTGACTTTGTTAAAAGAGGTATCCAACCCACTAACATAGAAATAGATAAAGCAACGTCTAAAACAGGAAAGCTCAACACCTTGCTTGGCCGCGCAGGTTTAGTTGGTTCTGCTTTAATCGCAGTTAAAGGACTATACGATTTAGGAGCCGCCTATTTTGAAAATAGGAAAGCGCAAGACGCACTCAACACATCAATTGAAGAAGGCCAAAAAGTCAGACTTGCTGCTTCCAAAGAATTGTTAAAAATTGCCGACGACACCGGCATTTATTATGACACATTAAAAGAGGCGATTGCGGCACAGGAATCTGGCAACCTTGTATTGGATGAATCAACCAATAAATGGGTGTATCACGCAGAGGGCGTTGAAAAATCAAAAGAAGCGTTAAAACAAGCGAACAGTGAACTGGCTGAAACTCAGGCTGCAGCACTAAAAGCAATTGATGCGATAGGAAGTACTTCAAAAGAATGGATTAAAAACGAAGGCTCAGTTGAAAAAGCCAGAGAAGCATTAAACAAACATATTGAAGCGTTAGAAAAAGATATGCCAGTTGGCGCTCAGCGTGCGATTGACGAACTGCGACGTTTACGCGGTGAAATGGACAAACAAATTGAAAAAAATACCGAACTGGAAGAAGCCTATAAACTGCTAGGGATTGAATCACCAGCTGCCCTGAAAAAAACATCAGATGCTGCAGCTGATGCGTTCAAAAAAGTCACTGAAGATACAACCGCAAGCAAAGAGAAAATATCTGAAGCATTTGAGAAAATGGTTGAATCAGCGCAAAAATATGCGGATGCAACCGGAACTACTCTACCACCAACGATACATGCGACAGCAGCAGCCAATGGGTTAACAAGTGAGTTAAATGAGCTGATTAAAAAACATAAGGAAGCGTCTGACGCAACCGATGACCTGGGCAAGTCTAACAAAGACGCCAAAAAGCCAGTTGATGACTTGACTGATGCGCTGCAAAAACAATTGGATGTACAAACAAAACTCAACAACGAACGCAAAGACTACAACGCCGACAACAGCAGAAAAGACTTAACAGAGTCACGAACGTTGACAACCCAGGGCGCTGATTATTCACAAATGGATAACCATTCACTGCGTCAAAAGCTCGCTGAATTTAACCGCGGCGCAACAGAAAACTCATTTCCGCATATGAAAGAGTATTACGCCACAGAGGCAGATAAAATTCGTAAGCAAATCGATGAGAATACACAAAAATTTATCGATGAAGGTTTGGCCGCTAAACAAAAGAGCAACAGCCAAAAAAATGCATCATCGCCAAATACGAGCAGTTCTGTACCTAGTTCAAATTCGGTATCTGTACCCAGTGTAATTCAAGCCCCAGCAAGAGATTCACAAGCGCTATATGCAAACACTGAAGCATTAAACAAACTCACGTTTGCAGTCGATTCGCTCAACTTCACAATCCAGGGCGCAAGCCAGGAAAGTGATTTTTTAAGTCAGCTAGAAGACATTGAGAGAACATCATGATCATAGTTGATAACACAATTCAGCTACCAGAATTTATTTGGCAAAACCGCTTTGGTTATAGCCCGGTAAGCGCCGCAAACACATTTTCAACCGCAGGCGCTTTATTGATTGAGCAGTCAACCGTATTAGCTGGCCGCCCGATAGTTTTAGTCAGTGATTTTGAGTCATTCGCGTTATTTACCCAGCTTGAGAACCACGCTGCGGCTAATGTAGATACTGAATTTACATTAACTATCAACGGCACTGACTACACAGTGAAATGGGATTTTTCACAGCAAGCCATCAGCGGTATACCGCTGCAGGGCTATGCCGATTCGGATCCTGATTACATGACCAACATCGAATTAAGATTTATTGAGGTTTAACCCATGACAATTACACGCTCAGATATAAAGCTGGCCAAGTCACAAAAAATGACAGATGAAACCGATGCTGGTGGATTCCGCACCAGCAACATAGTCGAAGACGGCAAACTCAATGAAATATTTG